CCTCCACCATAAACTCAATCCGCTGCTTCATTTCCCCGATATCCATCAGAACACCTCATCCCGATAGGAAAACAGCATGGCCCGCATGAGCTTGATCATGGCATCGAAGTCCGCTGTATCCCGATTTTCATACAGATAAGCCACACCATACAGAATGGCCGTCTTGATGTCCTCCGGCAATGTAGAGTAGTCGCTTAACGGATGCCGCAGTACATTTTCCACCGTCGTTGTGGAGGACTGAATCAGACTGTCGATCAAAGTATCCTCCACATCATTATCAATACGGAGATATAATTTAGCTTCGTCCCGTGTTACTGCCATGCGGCCACCTTCCTTCTGTTATTTGCTGGCCTGCTTGAGCGTTTTGATGGCTTCCGGCAGAACGATCTTGGCATCGACACGCTGAGAGCCGAGAAAACCGACCTGACCGGTAACCGCGTATAATTCGTTCAGTCGCTTAAAGGTGCGGCCCTGCCTGTCGGCAATCCAGTAGTAGGAGAAGTCACCGAACAGCACCGTCTTGGCATCGGCTACCATCTGCGGCATATACCGACTGGTAACGACTGGACAGTTCAAGATCTTATCCGGCACATCGGCACTGACGGAAGGCTGCCAGATATACTGGCCCTGTGTATCCTTCAGTTTCCGGATGGCCTTGACGGTACTTTCATGCAGCAGCAATGTAGCTGACTTGCGGTACGGTTCACGGAGCGAATAGTACAACTCGATCAAATCGTCAAAGGTAATCGCCGTAGCAGAGGCGGCAGTCGAGCCATCTGAAGCACCGGCGGTATCCACGAGAATGCCGGACGGGCGATCCGTTCCGGTGCCGGTAAGGAAGGCTTCTTCTTCGGCATTGCCCAGCCTGCGGGCAAATTCCTGCGCCATATATCCTTCCAGGTCGAAAGCGGAATCGTTCAACAGTTCCTCGGATACCTTGACGAGCGTACCCAGCTTATGCGCCCCGATGGACACCTGGCCGAAGGTGGTGTTGCTTTCGGTGTAGGCTGCTTCTTCATCCGTCCATGCGGCGGTACCTTCACTGGCAACGACCGGAATCTTATGGTCGCCGCTGGCGGTCTGGATCACATGGGCAAGGGAGCGCAGTACATTTTCCTCGGCCAGCATCTGGATCAGCGTCCGTTCAAATTCATCCGGTACCAGGTAGCCGCCCTGGGAATCGGCCCCTTCCTTTAAGGTGTTCCGAATTTCCGGACGGGACTTGCCGCGCATGCTGTCCCAAAAGGCGGGCGCATAGGCGTCGCTGAACCTGCCATGCTTAGTTACATTCTGTTTTGCAGGCTTGTTCATAATAGCGGTTGAGGTCGGCTTGCTTAATTCAAGATCAATGGCAGCCTGTGTCTTCAGCCTGTCGATTTCCTTGCCCAGTGCCATGACATCAGCTTCCATCTTGTCATACGTGGCGGCATCTTCGATGGAAAGCGTGTCACCGGCTGCCTGCTTTTCATCCAGGAATGCCTTGGCCTGCTCCCAGATATTAGCGCGTTTTTCCTGCAGTTCTAATAATTTACTCATATTGGTACCTCCCTTTAATGTGTTAAGAGCGACAGCCGTTGCTGCAGCGACGCTACGGATATAATTGTTCGGCTTGCTGCCGGTGTTGGCTTAGATTCCTTGGCAATGGCCTTGTTCAACAGCGCATTGGTAACTTGCCGCCGGGAAAAAGAATAACTTCCCATACTGGCAGCATCATGCATTTGTGTATTGGCATCGTTCGTCAGTACGGTATCGGCAAAGCCGAGCTCGATGGCTTTGCCCGCGTTCATCCAGGTTTCGGCATCCATCAGATGGGATAGCTGGGTGCGGGAAAGTCCGGTCTTTAATTCATACGCATTGATAATGGATTCCTTGACCTCGGATAACATGGAGATGGCCCGTTCCATTTCATCGGTGTCTCCCATGGCGATCGTGAACGGATTGTGGATCATCATCAACGCTGTCGGTGCCATATTGACACTCGTTCCTGCCATGGCAATCACGGAGGCAGCCGATGCCGCAATCCCGTCGATATTGACGTGGACCTGCCCGGCATAATCCATCAGCATGGCATAGATCTGGCTGGCTGCTACACAGTCGCCGCCGGGCGAGTTCAGCCACAAGGTGACATTGCCCTGTCCGGATGCCAGCTCGTTTTTAAACAGTTTCGGCGTTATCTCGTCATCAAACCAGCTTTCCTCGGCAATGGTGCCGTCAATGGTAAGAATGCGTCCGGTATCAGCATCGGTATTCCAGTTCCAGAATTTCTTCATGGGGTTTTTCCCTCGCTTTCGGTATAAAATTTTCCTGCCTGATCCAGCGGCAGCATATTGCCGTTGACCAGATACGTATCGCCGCCCTGCTCGGCAGGGATACGGTTCATATCCTCAAGCTCCCGGATGTCGTTGGCGGAGAGCCAGCCGTTCTGCCTGCCGATGGCATACCCGTTCATGCGGCTCTGGTAGTCGCCGCGCAGCAGGCCGTCCACATTAAACTTCGTAAAGACCTGTGAGCGTTCCGACGGCAGTACCAACTGCTGATTCATGGCCTGTTCCCAGCGGACGCACCAGGGATTCAAGGTATATTTGACAAATTCCAGCGACTGTTGCTCGATATTGGAGAAGGTGGATTTTTCCAGATCCCCGACCATATGCGGCGGCACCCGGAAGATACGGGCGATTTCGTTGATCTGGAACTTTCGTGTTTCCAGAAACTGCGCCTGATCCGGCGGAATGGATAGTTGCTGAAAGGTCATGCCTTCCTCCAACACGGCCACATTGTGCCGGTTCGTACCGGAAAATTGGGCATGCCAGCTTTCCCGCAGCTTCACGGGGTCCTTTACAATGCCGGGATGCTCCAGGATACCGCCCGGTGTAGCACCATTGGCAAAGAATAACGCACCGTACTGCTCGGCTGCCAGCGACATGCCGATGGCGTTCTTGGCCATGGCGATCGGACTATAGCCGATGAGTCCGTCAAACCCAAGTCCCGGAACATGCAGCACCTCATCCTGCGACAGGACAATCTGCTGGCAGCGGTTATCCGCACCGAACTCGTCCGAGTCCTTGGAGTAGGTATAGATAAGCTGACCATTCGCGGCCCGGCTGACATCCATCTTGCTGGGAAGCAGCGGGTACAGTGCAATCGGCTGCCCGGTGCCGTTCCGGATGATCTGTGCATAGGCATTGCCCCACAAGAGAAGATGGCTCATGAGTGTTTCCCGGAAAATGAAGCTCGTCATCTCCGGATTGGGGGCATCATGAAGCAGACTGTACAATGGATGGTTGATGGCTTTCTCCTTGCCGCCATCCGGTGTATAGCGGTACAGATTAAGCGGCAGTCCGGCGATAGCCTCGGACAACACCCGGACGCAGGCATAAACCGCCGTTGTCTGCATGGCGGTTCGTTCCGTCACCACATTTCCGGAGGAGGTTGGCCCGAACAGGAACGTAAAGGCCGTAGACAGGTAGTTTTTCGGCTTGTCGCGCGACTTTTTGCCCCATATACGTTGGAATATACTCATAAAATCAATAACCCCCTTTGGTCATATACGCTTTCACTGTTGTCATTGCCGCAGCGGATGGCACGGTCGAGTGCCATAACTGTAGCCACAACACCGTCGATCTTTTCGGTGGATTTCTCCTTATCCGGCTTGATATTGCCCGCCGGATCGGATTTGATGAAGATATTGTCCATCATCCAACGCAGCACCGGCTGTCCGCCGTGGGCGATCTTCTTTTCCAGCGTCAGCTTCATCAGTTCCTTGGTGGGAGGACTCATATCTTTGAACCCCTGCCCGAACGGGACGACGGTAAATCCCATACCCTCGAGGTTCTGCACCATCTGCACCGCACCCCAGCGGTCGAAGGCGATTTCTCGGATGTTGTATTGTTCGCCCATGGTTTCGATGAACTTTTCAATGTAGCCGTAATGGACGACATTTCCTTCCGTTGTGTGCAGGAATCCCTGCTTCTGCCATACATCATAGGGGACATGATCCCGTCGGACACGAAGCGATACGTTTTCTTCCGGTATCCAGAAGTAGGGAAGCACGACATAGTTGTCTGCTTCATCCTGCGGCGGAAACACCAGTACGAAGGCCGTAATATCCGTTGTGGAGGATAAGTCCAGGCCGCCGTAGCAGACACGTCCTTTCAGTTCATCCGGCTGTACAGGAAATGCGCAGGCATCCCATTTGTCCATCGGCATCCAGCGAATTGCCTGCTTGACCCATTGGTTCAGGCGCAATTGTCTAAATGCATTCTCCTCGGCAGGATTCTGCCTGGCGGATTCGCAGGCCGCTTTGACCTTGTCCATGCCGACCGTAATGCCAAGCGACGGGTTGGCCTTCTTCCACACTTTGACATCCGTCCAGTCGTCGGTTTCCTTGGCACCGTATATCACCGGATAGAAGGTGGCATCAATCTTACGGCCTGCGATAATATCCAGCGCTTTCTGATGGGTTTCATAGCAGATGGAGTGGGTGTCCGTCCCGGCTGTTGTAATAAGGAAATACAATGGCTGCGTCCGGGCATCACCGGATCCTTTGGTCATGACATCAAACAGCTTCCGGTTCGGCTGCGTGTGCAGCTCGTCGAAGATCACGCCGCTTACATTAAATCCATGTTTGCTATAGGCATCAGCAGACAGCACCTGATAAAAGCTGTGCGTGGGTAAGTAAATGATCCGCTTCTGTGAAGCCAGGAGCTTCACCCGCTTGGATAATGCAGGACACATCCGCACCATATCCGCCG